AGCGTTTTCCCCATTCGTTAACAAGAATCGTAATTTCTGGAAGATTAATCGCCTTACCTTTAATCCATATATACGGATTATTTGATTCTGATAAACTTGTTAATGTTTCAAATAGCAAGTTCGTGGAATTGAAATCTACAAATGTTAGATTAATCTTGATTACTTTTTTAGTCTTGCCAGAATCGCAAGTAATCTCAAAATCTGCCCTTAATTGCTGTACCTGATCAATCCCTACACTAAAAACTGGGTTAGCTACCAATCCATACAAGCAAATATTTTCGACTTGCCCTGTACTTAAAACTTTCCATTGGTTTTTGCTGCTTTCAACTAAGATTTCTTGTATTTGCTGGAAAGTCAGTTTATCCCACCAATCACGACTTAAGAGATTCAGATTCATTTAATACTCCTTAGTTGTGCTTGGGTTGTAAGTTAGTCCCCAGATGTGAGACGTTCCGTATGTTTTTTTATAATCACCCTCTACTACAAAATTAGAGGCTATAGCGATAGCTTTCATAAACAAGTTAGCATCCTTTTTCAACTGTTTAGGGATAGAAACATCTGTCTTACAAAAAACAAGAAATAACCACACCCAAAATGTTATTTTCTTTGTAATAGATTGATTCCAATCGTAATTACCAAGAACAAGACAATCCATTATATTGCCCTTGATTGCGGATTTATAAAACAGTTCTAAATAGTCTAATTTAGGATTCTGTTTCACTTCTAATAGTAAAGTATCAACGTATTGTTTAGCTTCGGTAGGCAAGCTATTGTATTTTCTCTGAACTAGCATTGCGCGTTGAATGTCCATTGGTTTACTCCTAATGGTTTTTAAGTGAATTACTTTCATCGTCTAACAAAACGCTAGGATCAGCGCTGTATAAAGAAAAAATGGTTAGCCACGGACACTGATAAAAAAAACGCTTACCAGGAAACCTCGGAGAAAACGGAAAATACTTCCAGTATTTTATTGGCCTTGCTATTAACCGATATTGTTGTCCTAAAAAGATAAAATCCGTCATGTCATTTTCTGGAGATCGGAGCATTTTGATTATTTTGAAAACTGGGAACACAGACATTGATTTACTCCTAATAAGTTGCTGATAACTGACAACTGACAACTGACAACTAACTATTAAAAATCTTCACTGAGAAGTTCACCAGGATCAATATTTTCACTGCGAACTTCTATTACTGGCTTTTGCCTTGCGTCTATAGCTTTTTTCAGGAGGTCGGCCAATTCTTTTTCAGAGGTTGCTTGTTGGGCGATTTGCTCTGCTTCTGATTGAGGTAATCCTTGAGTTACAGCCCAAGTAATTCCAGCTTGTTTGCGTTCTGATAGCACCGACTGTGGTTTGCTTGGCAAAGATACTTCCACATCTACTACATTACCAGATTCGCCAATTTCAGCGCCTAACTCATCAGGATTATAAATAGGTGCGCCAAGTGCTAAGTCGGGGCAAAACTCACGGAATCCGTTAGAAATCGCCCTTGCAAAAAGCATATTTTTGGGGTATTTTTTCCAGTTAGGATTCCCTGCGAGAAGTCCCGCTACTTGGGCATCGTCTTTTGAAAAAGAACTAATTCCTAATGATTCCCAGTTGTTTTGCCAAAGCTCAAAAAACTCTAATTCGCAGATTTCTGGCGTGTGTTTAATTTTTTTGTATCGGTATTTACCCGATCCTTTAATTAAAGCTGCCATTAAATTAGCACTTAGTGCAGGCTTTCCTTGTATTAAATGAATACCAGTCATCGAGGCAAAAGCAGGAATGCCTAACTCTTTTCCCGCTAAAACTTTGACAAAACATTTAGCAGCACTTTGTACATCCCCAAACATTCCTGATTTTGCCAGAATATCAGAAACTTTGTAAATGTCATCGACTGTTTTAAGTTCTAATGGGGAAGATTTGATATTGACAATTTCACTAGACATAATGTTACTCCTAAAAAGAAAGGTTGCTAAGATCGCTAAATCTATAAGAAGAAGGAAACTCATCTGTTTCTTTGCCAGCAAAATACTTGACCACACTTGGGCAAGTGACATTATGAGCCTTTGTTACTTCCAGAAGTTTCGACATAACCACTTGCTGTGCTTGATTTAAAAGAAATTCATAGCAAGCATCAGCATCTTCGCCGTCTTCTGGTTTTCCATGAATATTTATACTCACATTCACAGACTCAAAGTTGCCAAGATTGACTTTCTGGCTATAATCTACCGAGATATGGGTGATAAGCATCTCTCCTCTAAAATTTGATTAATACAATCTTATAGTAGATTGCTAGAATTGTCAAGTATTTTTAAAAAAAAACTTGCAAAAAACTTACAAAAAGATAATAGTACAGAAGAACTAAGTTATTATCGTTAATAGATTGTAGATAAGGATATTAACAATGAAAGTCTTGATATATATAGGTTTCATCCTTTGTTGATACTGTTAACGCTATCCCCCAATATTATTTTTTTTACACTCTTATTGTCTAGTCTGTTTATTATTCCTTCCTTTTTATTTTTCCTCTATGATCCGTCAACGGCATTAACAAAGCCTGAAACCTAGTCAGGGTAAAGGTTTCGATTGTCGATAACCCTATTAACAATCTGGTTACAAAAGAACAGTAGATATATTTGATACAAAAGTACCTATAGTGACACTTGATAAACTGGCACACTTCGCCAACACCTGTCGAGAGAATTGATCTATATTAGAAAAGTAAGTAAAACACACATCACAGATATGGCTAACTCCAAAAAGGTAATGACTGCTCAAGAATTTGCTGATTATATCAACCTCCGGACTACCACTCCTGAAATTTTAACTGCTGCAGAAGTAGCCCATTACAGAAGATCATATTATCTCCCAGGGTCTTTACTAACCAAGGCTTTTGCTGAAAAAATTATTCAGCGATGGAATAGTATAGATATGGAGAAAGACGGAGATCCTTATGGGATATTGGGATGTAACACTAGATAGTAAATCGTCAGTTATCAGCAAACAATCATTAATAAGAGTAAAACAATGGTAAATGAAAAAATGCTAATGGGTCGTAATAATTTATTAGAAGAGTCGAGAAAAACAAAAACTCAAAAAGTTAGAATAGCGTGGCATTTTTCCAAAATTTAACTGGCAGAATTTATAGATCGTGAAAAAGAATTATCTGGACACGGAAAATGGTTTGATTATAGCGAAATAGCTACGCTCGAAGCTTGGGTTTGTAAAATGAATAAAGAATATGACGACATATTCCATTATCTTCAATTTTGTGAGAAATAGCTTGTAATTATGCCCCTAAAATTACATCTCGCTAATCCCACTATGTCAGGCGATAATGGTCTTGATTCCAATCAAATAATCGTTGCCAGTGATTCTTTAAAAGATACTGGATAACTTGAATTTTGAAAAACCCGTACTGTGTAAGCTGATTGGACTGACCCCCAATCGACTATTTGTTGTGCCTCTGTGTAAACGACGCTTCGGGCTGACGATACTGACCATTCTCGTTTTATTGTGGTTCCACTGTAAATTCTGACTACATAGCTGTCCAATTCTCCTGCTGCGTAAGCGATATCGATATAGTCAATCCAACGACCATTTAACCGCGTCCGTCGATACCAAGTAATAATTAAATCGTTATTATCTTTTTCCCCTCTTACAGCACAAGGGAAAGGCTTTAATCCTTCTAAAGTAATTGTGTGAGTAGTCTCGTTCTCTATATCAGTTTCAAGTAATCCATTAGGAACTACTTTTAATAAATATTCTCGATTAATATCAGAAAGATTTAAGGGGAATCGAACTAAAGAATTAGTTAGTAGCACAAATTTTTCCCCTATTATATGCTTAGAAATGGCTGGTTCAGTTCCTTTGACTCCACGAATTGTATATGAAATATCAAAGGTCAAGGGATTGTTGGACACAATAGTAGCATTTTTAAACGCTATAATTTCTCCGGTAGAGAACCAGCCTAATTGTTTGCCCGATAGAAAAGCTTCAAGGGTAACTGGCTCTAATTGCCCTGAATTTATGCTTACTCGTATCCAATTTAAATCGTCAATAAAACTAGGAGAAGCGTTGTTAAAATTTGGGGAGAAGCTTAATACAGTACCAGTTACGCTGTTGACAACATTGCCAACAGCAAAATCATAACTTAAGCCGTTGTCATCGGAATAAAATAAAGCTCCTTTCCTAAAACTAGAGTTACCTTCAATTGCCACATAAATTCCTATGTCGGTATCTTGGCTGTTAACTATTGGGCATTCAATAGGAATAACGTTAGCGCGTCCGTAGGGACGAGGAATGTTATTGTCTGGCGGAAATTCGTTATCTATAGGAATATCTGGTAAATATCCTACTCCTTGAAATCGAATAGCTTCAATTTCAATTAAATAATTTACTCCTCTTACTTTCTTTGTAATTTGCATCAATTCTTGATGATAATTGTTATTATCATTAGTAAAAATTATATCCCCAACCTTTAAATTTTCCCATGCTGGTAACAAAAACATTTTTGAAAAAGTTTTTGATTGCGTTTTCCCTAAAAAAAGAATTTTTGAGGCAATATTCATGAAAAACATATCTATATCTATTAGCTTAGTTTGAAAACTAAGCTCGTTTGTGTGAGTATCTGATGGGTCTTTAGCTACTGCGGTAATAGTCTCATAATTTTTTAAAACATTTAGCCCAGATACTGTAACGGCACTAGGAGTTTCTCTAAAATGAGTCAGTTTTTTTTCATTAATGTCAATAGGATTTTCTCCAAATTTTTTAGACCCAAAAGAGCTTTTAGGGATAAAAATAGGATCAGAAAATTGTTCTTGTCTTTTAAAAATGATTTTATCTTTTGGCTCCCTTGCCACAATAAAAAAAGCTCTCATAAGTTCTTCTAACTGATCAGCAAAAGATGTCCCGTCAAACAATAAATCAAATCCTTGAA